TAATTTGGTTGTCAATCTGCGTCTGCACGTTGGCTTCGGTAGCGTCTTTATCTACGCCGCTTGACCAGCACCAGCCCAAGACTTGATCCTGAGTCAGTTGTTCGTAGGAGGTGAACTCGCCGCCGGTGTATGCAAAGCCACATGAACCATAAACGGTGCCGGTGTAGGTCTTGTCACCGTCTACCTGCTCGCCATTACAGCGCCAGAAAGCAGTAACAACAACATCCTTTTCGCCATCCTGCTGAACGGCGCATTTCATTTCTTCAATTACCCAAGTGAATTGAGTTTCCATTTTTAATCCTTTATTTTACGAGTGATGCCTGTGGCTGTCTTTTTCGATACAAATAATTCCCCAAATAGCTAGGGATACCAAAATGCCAAGAATAATGAGCAGAGTAATCAGTATCATGTTTTACCAAGTAGCTATCGCCACTCGTTTCCAAGTGTTTGTTGCGACGCAAACATAAATATAACTACTGTCCCAACAAATATCTCCAGCGTTACCAGTGGCAGAAGCTGAAGCAGGTGTCTTGGCAGTTCTAAGTCTAAATACGTCAGAAGAAACGTCTAGTTTTGCTGTTGGTGTAGCCGTCCCAATCCCCACATTACCGGAGGAGTCGATACGCATGCGTTCGGCGGGCGTTGCAGAGCCGTCACTAGATGTGCTGAATACTAAACGACCCGGCATATCTGCTGAAGCACCGGGAGTGCCATCAACAAAGCATTGTATGTACGCCGCGTCAGAGTATCCAGTGCCGTTTGCGCCCGAAAATACAATGCCGCCTAGCGTGTCTCCAGATGCAACGATTGTATTTGTTCCAACTGCGGCACCCTTTGACCGCGCCATATATAGAGACGGAGCGCCACCAGCCGAAGTGGAGTATCGAACTAAGCTCGCAGATGTGTTCGTGTCCTCATACTGAAGTTTTCCACCAAACGCGGCGTTAGATGTAGAAAAGGCAATTAACAATCTGCCAGCCGAGTCAATCCGCATCGCCTCCGCGCCACCCTCAGTAAACGCAATGGTATCCGCAGCAGGAAAGTAAACACCCGTATTCGTATCGCCAGAAGTTGTAATCGCCGGTGCTGATACTGTTCCGGCTGAGAATGTTGCGACTCCTGAAACAGATAGCGTCGTAAAATTACCATTAGCCCCACCTTCTACTCGCTGCCAAACGCTACCATTGAATATAGCCCAATCGCCAACATCCCAATTAGTAATACCGTTTAAGTTTGTAGATCCAGCAACAGAAACAATGTAAAAGTTACCACTGGTTCCAACACTTGAAGTTAAAGCTGGAGTGTTTGTGCTTGCGTTCCACAAACCTTTATAAATTGTAGCCCCGCTTAGAGCGTCAATTTGAGACTGAAGACTTGTTAAAGTATCTAAAACAGATTGAGAAGTTCCGCCACCATTTGTAATGACTTTAATCTGTTCAGCTAAAGCAGGAGCGACTACTTCTCCAACATTGATCTCTTTTCCGGTAGAAAGAGAGATAATTAAACTTCCATCAAAATCAATATGCGCGTTTACTACAGAAACGCCATCTTCTCCATTCTGACCGTCTAATCCATTTTTACCGTCTTTTCCATCACGACCTGGACGGCCATCTTTTCCTTGCTTTCCGTCTTTTCCGTCACGACCATCTTTACCATCAATACCGTCACGACCGTCTTTAATGGAAGCTACTCGTTTTTCAATAGCATTTCCAACATCGTCATAACGAGAGCGAATATCGCTTTCAATCTTTTTTAACGCTTGAACTACTAAATCAACATTTTCTGCAATTTTACGTTTTTGAATTTCTTTGCTTTGAGCTATTGATTTTTGAACAGACTCAAGAACAGCCATTTTCTGTTCATCATTAAGTTCATCTAAATTTGGCAACAAACTCATTTTAATGCTCCAGACAGTTGCTCAAGAAAATCATTTTCTACTGAACGTAAATTTTCCTGCTTATTTGCCATTTGAAGCTCGACAATCTTAGACTTATTCTTAATGTCGGCTTCTTTTAACATTAACTCAGCGATCTTTACTCGTTTATCGAATTCTTTAGAGGCTAGATCGTCGTTAGTGGGTAGGTTTTTGGTAACTGCGGCCATAGTCTTAGCTTCAATCTCTTTAGGCATGAGTTGAGCTTCGATGGCAAGTTTAGTAGCTTCCGCACGATTCTGTTCTGCTTGAGTAGTATCAACAGCAATTTGAGCTTGTGCAGCTTGAAGCGCGAGTTGTTCTTTCGCCATCTGAAGTTGCTGCATTTCAGGGTTAGGCTGAGACATTTGCTCAAGTGTAGCAATTAACTCATAGCGATTAGACAGACTAGAATTAGCCAGTATGCCTTTGAGAACAATAGGCAGAACAGGCGTGTTGGGGCCAAGTGTTTGTAAAAGTCCAATGAGTTGTTGTTGTTCATATTCCCTAGCAATAATTCCCAACGTAGCGGTCGGGATGAATTTAAAGTCTACAGACGGATATCGTTCAGGATCAAACTGCATATACCTATAAACGGCTTTTTTGATAAACGGAATCAAGAAATCCTCTTGGAAGTTTACCAAAGTCCGTTTGTATTTTTTAATAATAGTCGCTACAGCAAGAGACATAGACTGACCATCCCTTGCGACTTGAGAAACCATACCTTGAGAGTCTAAAGTACCAGTGGCTTGTAAAAGCATCCTCTCAAAGTCTTTAGCGGTAGCGATATTATTACCGTCCGTGTTACCAAATTTGAACGGATACAAGATCTCACTAGGAGCGCCGTTAGTTAAGATTGCTTTACCAGGCTTGACTTCAAACTTAGCACCCCTCGGAAGCCGAGTAGCGTCCATAGCAATCATGGGAGAAGTCGTTAAAGCCAGAGAATCCAAGTGACTGCGAATCTGCGCGTCAATGGCTTTCTGCATGTTGTAGGCTTTTTCAACAGTACCGCGACCTAAGAGCCTGTTTGGTACGGTGTCATCCTGATAACAAAGGACAGGACGATCTTTCATCATGTACGGAGATTCTTCAGCCTTTAAAAGAATCCCGTCATTTGCGATAACAACAATCGCTTCTACTAAATTGTCGTATTCGTCTTGTACTGATTCTTCAGGGAATAACTCTACTACTTCTTCTTTTCCAGACAGAAGCTCTTTAGGGACTAAACCGTAGTAGGTTAAGAGTTTTACTTTGTCATCACGATACTGTACGACTTCTTGAGTCGGTTCTAACCGATCGTCTTCAGGAGAAGTACCAATGTCTACTTTTTTGTAGATACCGTCTTCCTGGCCTTTGACGATTTTATGGATTGAGACATACTTTTCAATCGCAACGCCTAAACAGTCTTCAATAGACGTACCATTAGGGTCAAAAAGGAAGTTTTTAGGATTAACTGGAATAATCCGAACGCCAATTCGGTCTTTTTCTACTACACCGATAGCCGCTTGTTGTTGGCCTGGGATCTGTTGGGTAGCAGGTTCAAAGGTTTTATCAGTGACTACGACAATCTCACCGATACCAGTACCATAGATTTCAGCCATTAACTCAATCTGGTCAATAGCTTTTCTGATTTTGTCTAGTTTGAAGTCTTCATTGAGTTGATTTTTAATCATCTCAACGTCTAACGGGTTTCCGTTTACGTCTTTAATATCGTCTTCAATGTCAAAGAACTCACCTTGACCGAAGATTGCTTCCATAATCTCCGCATGACGAGTCTCTACGGCTTGTTGGGCAGCGGGAGTCACGATACGACTCCTCTCTGAATCCCTCATACGATCTTCTACAGCCCATTCACCACGGAAAATACGTTCGTATTCATCCCACAAGTCTAAGTAATTGGTATTTCTGTAGTCTCGCCACCGATCACAATGGTTTACTACAAAAGCAACAATCTCTTTATCTTCTTCAGAGGGTTGCTCAAAGATATTTTCCATATTTGTCCTCAAACGCCAGAAATCACATCAATCGGTTCCCAATCTTCATCCTCTTGAACAAAATAAGAGGTGACTGCTAGTTGATCCATGTAAGCCAAAGCGTCCGGTAGATCGTCATGAACACCTTTTGACGGAAACATCAATAATTGATCAATAAACTCGTCAAAATCTTCTTCTTCGTTTAAAACGATCTTTCCATGCTCAAACCTGCCTTGCAAAGCCCATATAATCCTATCGGCTTTTTTCTTATTACCATGAGTCAAGTCTTCAATGTGACAATATACATTATATTTTCGCATTAAGTCACTGAGATAGGGTAGGACAGCGTTCTTCAAGGCTCCCCTCTCAATGCCTATGTGTACAGGCTTATATTCCTTCACACACTTGAGAATGTTAAAAGCTGTGTCTTTAATGTCCCAACGTCCGTGTTCTATTTTTTTAACAAACCAAGTACCTTCGTCAGTAACCTTGACCACAGCGATGGCGGATTCGTCGAGCTTTTTGTTCGTACCGTTCGTTTTCGAGACATCTTCAAACCCCGCGAGGTCGCAGGTAATGAAGTACGAGCCTTCGGGTTCTTTGCCATATTTAATCCACTCCTCTTTGAATAAATTACTTCCGGCGTTATCAAACGAAGCCATGTACTCTTGCTTGAAAGCAAAGGTACTTAACGTCTTTTTGGCGGATTCAATCTCTTTTGGGTCGATTAAAGGATTGTCTTTGGTAGTAAAGTGCCAAGACTTCCAGTCTTCGTCCTCACCGTCCTCTCCTAACTTAAAAAGGTCGTAGAACCAATTACGTCCTTTGGGAGTACCGATAAAGATCGCTCGGCCTTTTTTATCACTCAAGGAAGCTCGGATGACTTGTTCCCAGGCTTCTTGTTTGATATCTGCTACTTCGTCCAAAACGGCGTATGTTAAAGAAACGCCTCGCAAGGTATCCGGTCTGTCAGCTCCCCTAACGTAGATCATTGCTCCATTGACTAGAGTAATGTCCATGTTATTAATATGACTATTCGAGATTACGTCACGACCGATTTCCATTAAAACATGCCAGATAATCTGTCGGGCTTGGCCGTTTGTAGGAGCGACGTATAAAACCGCGCTACCAGCGGGGCATCTAAGACCTTCTATAAGTAAAGTAGTCGCTGCTAGACGGGACTTACCACACCTACGTCCAGCGGCTATGACTTTAAATCGAGCTTTGTGTTGGAAGACTTCTTTCTGCCAGGGGAGAAGGCTAAAGTTTAAATCAGCCATTTTGTTTGCTCATAATATAAAGACTAGCCAATCTTCTCTCCCTCAATAACTTGCGGACTATCAATTCCTGTAATGTTAATAGTCACAGCACTCCTCTGAGCTTTATCTTTCTCAAACAAAGAAACAGGGAGTAATCTATCCATACAGAGTTTAATCATCGCACCTTGATGAGGGTGTTCATCGTTCATCGCGATCTCTAAAGCCTTTTCTACTACGTCTTTACCCCTAGAACTAATTAAAAGACCTTTTAACTCTTTAAGTTTATCTCCGTCAGTCTTTAAGAGTTCAGGATTGTTCGCAACCCTTTGTAAGGTTAATTTAACAGAACCTTTGGGACGGCCTTTCTTCTTGGGAATCGTACTGTTAGTAGTACTAATCGTACTCGTCGCTTCTTCCATTTTTTCTCCTTTGGGTAAGGATACATCAAAAAAGTGAAATTGGCTTTTTTTGTGGAGAGGGGGCACCTGCAAATTTCTCTCTAGCCAGCCGACCCTCCCCCCCCCTATGTTGCATCGCATCACGATCACCGACCGACCGCCAGGCTGCCGACCGACCGACCCGCGACTGACCGACTGCCGACCGAATGCCGACCGACAGCCGATCGGCCATAAGTAGAATCTATTCAATCATAAAAACATTCCATGAAAAAAGATTGAACAGTATCGAATGTTGTGTTCTAATACTTACACGCGCCGGACGTTTTCCGGTATTTCAGATATGGAAAAATAATGGTAAAAATTAGCGTTACTTCAAAATTGGACGGCATCAAATCATGGTCGCTACAGGCCATTGATACCTGCCCTGGTAGCATTGCATCGCCTGGCGTACTCGTTGACGCGTGCAAGGGGTGCTATGCGACACAAGGCAATTATCGCTACCCTAACGTCAAAGCACCAAGGGCGCACAATCGGGAAGACTGGCAGCGCCTAGAATGGGCGGATGACATGGTCAAAGCTTTGCAGAATGAGCGTTTTTTCCGTTGGTTCGATAGTGGCGACGTTTACGCGCTAGGGTTAGCCGAAAAGATTCTCGAAGTTATGCAGCGTACGCCGTGGGTTAAGCATTGGTTGCCCACCAGAATGCATAAATTCCCCAAGTTTCGCATGGTATTTGATGCAATGCGCGCCCTTGATAATGTTAGCGTGAGATTTTCATCGGACAGCGTTACAGGTGAATACATTGAGGGATTGCACGGCAGCGTGATCATACCCACACCTGATAATGTTAAAAACGGCATGACACTGTGCAAAGCTTACGATCACGGCGGGAAGTGTAACGGGTGTCGGGCGTGCTATGACAAGTCTGTCGATGTTATAGCGTATCCAGCGCATGGGCGTGCCATGTCCAAAGTCATCAAAATTAAACTTGCAGCATAAGGGGGAAATCATGATTGTGTTTAATTACGCCAGCAAAAAAGACTTAAGAGCTGCAATTGGTAAACCGCTGCGGTACATTGAGACTTCTATGTTTGGCGCAGAATACCGGGACAATGGAATGCTAACTGGCGCCAATCGGCCGCACATTACCGGCAAGGGGCGCGAATTTTTTGCCAATGTCACAATGGAAAACGGACTTATCAAAGGGGTCAAATAATGAAAATCAACGTATACGCTGATCCTGGGCACGCATGGGCAAAAGTTAAAAAGTCTACTCTGTGCAAGCTTGGCATTGCAGATAAGATTACAACCTACTCTTACATGCGCGGCGATTATGCTTATTTAGAAGAGGATTGCGACTTGTCTGCCCTAGTGTCGGCATTGCGTGCAGCTGGCGTGCCCTTTGAGTTTAACGAACACGTCGCACGATTTAAACAGTCTAAAATCCGAAACTATGATTACTACAAGGCGTAACAATGGATGATATAAAATGGATTTTCGCTGGCTTTGTCATGGGCGCCTGGATTCTGCTGGCGCTGTGGGTCAGCCTATGATGGCAATCATTTACGCGAT